ATCGGTTACTCGCAGCCTGATCCTACTGGTAATGCTGCTATTAGAAATGCAGAAGAAGTTTTGAAAGTAGAGATAACCAATGAACATGGATTTATAGTGACCATAGATTATCCTGAACGCTGGTTGAAGGTGATGGATACAATAATATATCATTACCAACAAAATGACGATGATCGGCATCAAAAGACACAGGAAATAGTTATGCGGCGGTATTTTAAAGGGGAGTCGCCAGATGTAACTGCTGGTCTGCTGGGTATCGGAAGGACAACTTATTTTGAACTATTAGACAAATTTTTGGCTGATACAGCAGCTGTTGCATTCCATGAAGGAGTATTGGAGCTCCCAATAAAATTGATTGACTTTAAATACGAGAAGTAAAGAAGTAAGTTCACAATAATTTCACAATTAGTCCCGGACTTTTTATCTTTTACACCGTGGTAAAATAATAGTGTAAAATTTTATAAAAAGTAAAAAAGCCGGGCGGACCACAAAAGAGTGAATCCGTTCCGGCTTTTTATATGTCATAATTGTCGATTTTTTAGGAGATAAGAAATGACCGGGAACAAAGCAGTAAAAGTAAATAAGTGATTTTCACTTATCCTCTCAATAAGCACATTTGCTAATTGGGGGGTAAGTCAGCCAATGAAAAAAGAGCCAGGCGTTGGAGCGCCTGACTCTTAGGCTGGAAAACCTCCCCCAGCGTAGGGAGATAGCACCAAGTCTGTGGCCACAGTTTTACAGTTGCTATCTCAACTAATAATTATAATCTAACTGGGGTGAGAAAACAATGGAAAAAGAAACGAATGTTTGCAAAAATGATGCTTTACGGAGGGCTTTGTGGCGGCGTGCTACTGGTTATGAAGTAGAAGAAACAGAAATAATTGCTTCAAAGGATGGAAGACCGCCGAAAATAAAGAAACGTAAACGTCATATACCTCCAAGTTTAGAGGCTGCTCGAGAGTATCAACGACTTTATGGGAAGTTAGGGCCTATAGAGGAATAAAATTTAAGATTAATACAAAAGCACTCATAGTAAAATGAGTGCTTTTGTTATACATATAGAAAAAGGAAGGTGGCGGTTGATGCCTAAAGCGAGAAGTCCTGAACGTGATCGGGCATATGAAATATATAAAGAGAGTAATGGCCTTATTACATTGAGGGAAATCGCATCACGGCTGGGCGTACCTGAAAAGAGTGTTTCTGGGTGGAAAAGCAAAGATAGTTGGGATAAAAAAATTAATGGAGTACTCCAATCGAATATTCGGAGTACTCCGAAGAGAAAAAATGTCGCTAAAAAAATCATTGAAGATGTTGAAAATAACGAAGAACTGAATGATAGAGAACGACTTTTTATTTTGGCATATTTGGAAACGCATAATGCTAAAATATCATGTTTACGAGCTGGCTATGATGTCCAAGAACGTTATGCACGTCAACTTGGATATAAGATATTAAACAGAGATCGAGTGAAATTAGAAATTGAAAGATTAAAGAAAATTCGTAATGAAGCGATGTTTTTATCGTCAGAAGATGTGCTGGAAAAGTATATGCAAATTGCATTTGCTGATATTACTGATTTTATCGAATTATCTGGCTCTGGTGAATGCGTTAATATAAAAAGCCTTGATAAATTGGATGGTGGAGTTATTGAAAGTATAAAGAATGATAAATTTGGGATTTCACTTAAACTTTCAAACCGGAATAAGGCGCTTGCTTTTTTGGCCAAGTATTTTGAAATGAATCCTATGGATAAACACCGTAAGGAATATGATAATAAGCGTTTAGAGTTAGAGCGTGTAAAACGTGATGATTCAAATGGACAGCAATCGAATGGAAGTGAAGGTCCTTCGGTTGTTTTTTATTTACCGGATAATGGTAGAGGCGATAATAATGGTGGTGTGAAAAATGATTAATGAAGCACCTAAAATTATTAGACCACAAGTAGGGCCACAAGAACTGTTTTTATCAACCCCAGCTGATATTGCTTTCTATGGGGGTGCTGCCGGTGGAGGGAAAACATATGCTTTGTTGTTAGAATCACTTAGACATACAAATAACGGTGGATTTGGTGCAACTATATTTCGTAGAAATAGCAATCAGATAAAAAATGAAGGCGGTTTATGGGATACAGCAAAAGGGTTATATGTTCCAATTGGCGGCATACCTGTAGAAAATCCACAACCTAGATTTAGATTTAAATCTGGATCAAAAATATCTTTCGCTCACTTGCAACTTGAACGAGATAAATTTGCATATCAAGGTGCTCAGATTCCTTTGATTGGGTTTGATGAAATTACACATTTTACATCAGGCCAATTTTGGTACATGTTATCACGGAATCGTTCTACATGTGGAGTGAAACCATACATCCGTGGAACGACCAATCCTGATGCTGATAGTTGGGTAGCTCCGTTTATTCAATGGTATTGGGATGCCGATACTGGTTATCCAATCCCAGAGAGAAGCGGAGTGATTCGCTATTTTACTAGGTTGGGCGATGAAATCATTTGGGGGGATACACCGGAGGCTGTTATGGCTCATTCCCCTGAGATTATCAGAGAACAGGTCAAGAGTTTCACTTTTATTGCAAGTAAGCTGACAGACAATAAAATTTTGATGGAAAAAGATCCAGGCTATTTGGGTAATCTTAGAGCTCTTGGAGCCGTAGAGCGCGAAAGACTGGAGCATGGAAATTGGAAGATACGGCCGGCGGCTGGCCTGTATTTCAAACGTTCTTCTGTTCAGATTGTTGATGCTATACCGAACAATGTCATTGCTTGGGTGCGATCATGGGATTTAGCTGCTACGATTCCGTCACCAATTAATCCTGATCCTGATGCAACGGCGGGGGTATTAATGGGTAAAACAGATAATGGGCTTTATATTGTGGCCGATGTAAAACGTGTTCAGTTAGCAGCTGCCGGAGTACGCAATATAACAAGGAATACAGGGGTTATTGATCGTGCTAAATTAGGTTTTGTATATATTACGGTGCCACAAGATCCAGGGCAAGCTGGCAAAGAACAAGCCGAAAGTTATATTAAGCATTTTACAGGATTTGCTGTTGATACTGTTCGGCCAAGCGGCAATAAGATTACACGTTCAGAGCCATTTTCAGCTCAATGGCAGGCTGGTAACGTATTGGTTCTTGCAGCTGACTGGAACGAAATGTATTTTTCGGAACTGGAAGCTTTTCCGGAGTCCGCACATGATGACATGGTTGATGCATCTAGCGATTCTTTTAATAAATTGCAGAGCATTAGTCCGTGGGGAGGTTTAACAAGCTAATGGTCAAAAACAATAGTAAAAAGAAGTCTGTTGATAGAACAGATGGATTTTTTAATACTTTTATTAGCCGAGGTGCGCGGCAATATACTAGAGATAATAGTTTCTTTTTGGAAGAACCTTTA